GTGCTGTAACCGCTCAATTTGTAAGTATACAAGGAGGAGGAAACGTTTCCAGCGCTTCATGGTATGATGCCACTGATGACCAAGTTGTTATTAATTTTGCAATTCCAATGCCAAATGTAAATTATGCTACTTGCGCAACTGGACAAAACAGGGCAGATGAAGCAGTCGCGGCTTCTACGGCGCAAAACAATACCATCTATCAAGGGTTTGTTGAAATTGGTGATGGTACTAGGTTTTTAAATGTAGTGTTTTTTGCATAAAGCAGCATGTAACAATTTTTGTGTTGCTGTGACAATTATTATAATGTATAAATACAGCATATGGCAATGTATGCAGACTTATATGCTGATCAAGGATCGTATTTTTCTACGGTTATTAATGTAGCAACAGCTGCATCTGCAGACTTTAATCTTACAAATTATACCGTAAGAGGAACTATTAGAAAATCATATAGTTCAACATTGTCTTACTCTTTTGTTGCATCCATAACAAATGCCGCAAATGGTGAAATAACTTTATCATTGGATTCACTAACAACCACAGCTATAAAACCAGGACGTTATGTATATGATGTAGAAGTTATTGCAAACGCAACCGGTAACGTTACTAGAGTGGTTGAAGGTCAAATAGATTTTTCGGCAGGTGCTAGCAGCAACCTTTACACTCCTTCAATTGTTACAAAAACAGCATCATACACTCTTAAAATAACAGATAGTACGGTGTTGTGCAATGCTGCATCTGCGCCCATGAGCATTACATTACCGGCTGCATCAAGTGTGGCCAACAAAATTTTCATAATAAAGAAAATTGATTCAACCGCAAATGCTGTGACAATTGTTGGTACCGTTGATGGTACTGTAAATCCAACAATAACTACACAATACAAAACTGTAACAGTTCAAAGCAATGGTGTCAATTGGTATGACATATCATAAAACATATGAGTGATTTAACCGTAAAACTTTCACAACCAGGAACCATATATGCAAAATCATTGTATTATGGCGATGCATTGGATTCTCTAATTGATGCACGCACTGCTGTTATTGATAAAACACTAGTTCTTAGCAGCACACAGCGAACATTTTTTTACAACAACATTTCAATTGGTTCACATGCTGTTACACTAACAGGAGCACAAACCGTCGCTGGCATCAAGACATTCACAAGTGCGCTAAGTGCTGGCTCTACCATTGAATTGGGACATGCGTCTGACACAACAATTAGCAGAGTATCAGCAGGTATAATTGCGGTTGAAGGCGTGCCCGTTGTTACCACATCCAGCACTGATACGCTCACCAACAAGACTCTTACAAGTCCAACATTTACAACTCCAGTTCTTGGAACGCCAACAAGTGGCACATTAACTAACTGCATAGGCTTACCAGTAGGCACTGGAGTCAGTGGACTTGGCACAAGCGTCGCAACAGCGCTTGCAATTAATCTTAACACGACCGGATCAATCGTAACAACAAATAGCACGGTCACGCTCACCAACAAGACTCTTACAAGCCCGACGCTTACTACTCCGATTCTTGGCACACCCACAAGTGGCACACTGACAAGCTGCACAGGACTGCCCGTCTCGACCGGCATCAGCGGAATGGGAACAGGCGTTTTGGGATTGTTGCAATACGCTTCAACCGGAACAGGTGGAGTTGTTGGATCAAATACTCCAACGCTCATAACGCCATTGTTAGGCACGCCCACAAGTGGCACGCTTACCAACTGCACAGGACTGCCCGTCACAACCGGAGTCAGCGGACTCGGAACTGGAGTGGCAACGCTGCTTACTGGCACACCATCCGGCACAGGCGGGCCAGTCGGAACTACATCGCCAACGCTTGGTGGCACTCTTACAGTCGCTCAGGCATCAAATGCTATTGCCGCAAAATTCACCGCGCCAAATACTGCTTCAGATCTTATCAACTTGCAGTCAACATCGGCAACCGGATACTCAAGTCTTGGGTTTTATGACGAAAATAATGCGGCTAAGGGATCTTTTGGTTATTCCAACAACAGCGCCGGTGCTATTGGAGATAAAGTGTTTTTCTCGGCTGTTTCCGTTCCGATGGTCTTTTCGACAAATCAGGGAACTACATCTCATGTATCCATCGCAACATCAGGCGGCGTGTCCATCGGCACCACGACAGACGCGGGGGCAACGAATCTGCTTGTCGCGGGGACGATAAGCGGCACGCTTACCAACTGCACAGGACTACCCGTCACGACCGGAGTCAGCGGACTCGGAACAAACGTCGCAGCATTCCTAGCGACTCCGACCAGCGCCAACCTAGCAGCGGCTTTGACCGATGAGACTGGAACAGGCGCGGCAGTTTTTGCAACATCGCCAACAATTACGACGCCGGTAATAAATCAAATCAATCCAACAACAATCCTGCAAATTAACGGAACAGGCACGGCTGGATTATTTGGATTAAAATCAACAAGCGCAACCGGATATTCATCGTTGGAATTGATTAATTCTACCAACACTCAAACGGGCGGATTTGGATATGCAAACGCATCGGCTGCAGCTTATGCGGATCAAGTTTATTTTTACGCATCCGGCAAGCCTCTGATGATTGCGACAGCGGCTGGATCAAGGCATTTCTTCATGGACACGACCGGCGCTGTCAGCATTGGATCAGGATCGACGCCAAGCACAAAGGCTATACTTGATTTAACCAGCACCACCAAAGGATTCTTGCCTCCGCGCATGACGACGACCGAGCGAAACGCAATTACATCACCGCCAGCCGGACTAACAATTTACAACACCACCACAAACAAGTTAAACGTTTACACAACTGCATGGGAAGCAGGAACCAGCGGTTTAGGAACAGACGTTGCAGCGTTTTTAGCGACTCCGACCAGCGCCAACCTGCGCTCGGCATTGACGGATGAGACTGGCACTGGCGCGGCAGTATTTGGCACCAACCCGACACTGACCGGATACACAGAGGCAAATGTCGCAATTGGTGACAGCGGCATAAGCAAAACTTTGTCTCTTGCAAACGGAACATTCCAAACAGTTACGCTGACAGGTAACTGCACTTTTACCATGCCAGCCGTCGTGACTGGGCAATCATTTATTCTTAAAGTCAACACTGGGAACGGCGCAAACAGCGCGGTATTTACTGGGGTGAAATGGCCCGGAAACACCGCGCCAACAATCACGACAGCCGCAGGAAAATACGATCTTCTATCATTTATTGCAGACGCAACAGATGGAGAATGGGCAGGATCAATAATCCAAAACTACACATCTCCTCCGGTCTGATATGTTTGCCGCACGTAACATGATACTTTGTGGCGCGGCATTCAGTCCTGCGCAGTTGTTGCCGCTGGCTTGGTATGATGCGAGCGTGGCGGCATGCTATCCTGGCACAGGCACAACTGTAACAGACATAGGCGGCGCAGGGAATGGCGGCACTCTGACGAACGGCGCGACATACACCACGACCGACGGGGGCGCATTTGTTTTTGCGTCGGCATCGAGTCAATACATCAACCTTGCATCCATTGCCAGTGGTGCAAAACTTAGCGGCAAATCTGGTTTTAGCTGCTCGGCATTTATCAAAACCACCGCAGGACTGCGTGCGCCGTTTTCTTATGGCACCACTGGTTCATTCACAACGGATATTTTGGTGGCAACAACTGCGACAACCCTTTTTGGTCAAATTAACAACGGCGCAGATGGTAGCGGCTCATTCACTTACACAATACCAGCTGGTTATTTCCATTACGCTTTGGTTTTCGACGGCACGCAAACGGGCAATGCAAACCGGCTCAAGTTGTTTATCAATGGCGTGCAACAAACTCTGACGTTTGCCTCCTACACGGTGCCAGCAACAACGGCATCACCTGCATCACCGCTTTGCAGAGTCGGATCATACGTGTCATCACCTGCCGGCTGGTATATGCAGGGCAGCATTGCCAACATAGCCATTTTTGATAAAGCATTGACAAATGCCAACATAACCAGTTTATTTAATCACGGGCGCGGACGGCTCGGAATCTAACGACAAATTTATGATAGACCTAACAAACAAAAACCAAGCACAGAAGGACTTAGAGCAAGTCAATTCAACCCTGCATCCAGTCATTTACAACATCATGGCAGCCATTCGTGCTTTGAATAATTCCAGACAGTTTTTCTGGTCACTCCCAGATGATCGGCTCAACGCCATGTTCGCTGAAATGGGCATGGAAAAATTGCAAGCCGTTTTTGAGAACCATGAAGCAAGCGCGCTATTGCTCAATCAGTTAGCCGAAAGATGCCGCATTGACGATCGTGCTAACATAGGTGCTTTGCGAGATACACAAATGGTTGACGGTTCTTTGTGCGTTGTTGCAACAGTACCAGCAATAATAGAAACAGAACCGCTAATTGAAACAGAACCGCTAATTGAAACAGAACCGCTAATTGAAACATACAATGTATAACTTCTTTGCGGACCTACATAGACTAATATGCAACCATCTTTTAGACTTTGGTTGCAGTATTTTATTGGTGGCTATGCTGTTTGCTTTTGTTCGTTATGTGTTTTGTGATTCTGATTATTAAAACACAAACACATGTTACGCTAGTCTAGCATCAGCAAGTTCTTCCATAGTCATGTGAAACTTTCCATGGTTTGCACTAAAGAAAACTTTATTTCCTTCAACTCGATAAACAGTAATAAAGTCAACCAGACCAATATTTAGGTTTTCCAATTCAGCCTTAAAACTACTTTTGATATAAATTCGTTCGTTCATATAGATTATATATACTTAATTTCAACAAATTATAAATAAACATAATGGAACCGCAACGATCAATGCTTAGCGAATTTATGGAAGGTGGCTGGCTTATTCCGCTGTTGGGCGCAGCAAGCATGTTGGCCAGGTTGCTGTCATCAAATACTGCAGCACCATTTTTTGAGCAGGTTAGAAAGATTTTTACGGCCGCTCTTGCTAGCGGCATTACATGGTTTTTACTAGAACACACAGATATTGGAAGTTTGTATAAAGCAATAACTTATGGTGTGGTTGGTGTTATTAGCCCTGAAATTATTGCTGGCATTGTAAGAATTGGAAAAAGATTTGCTAGCAAGCCCGAAACATTCCTACCACGCAAATGAAAAGACGCCACCTTGGTATAACCTTACTGTGCAGTATTGTTTTGGCTTTTGCCATAAAAGGATACTGCATAATTACACATTTGGAAGACAACCAAAAGACACTTGTTCATAATGACGAATCAGTTCAAATGTTTTGCTATTTGTCATGGGTTCTTTTTTTTGTAATAGCAGTACCATTCATTTTTAAAACAAAAAACAAAATATAAATATAGTATATGAGTATACCAAGTGTAAGCAACGCAAGAGTTTTTGATAGTGCAATGACTTATGAGTTGCCAAATTATGTTGACGGCTTTCATGTTAGTACATTTAACAGTGGTAAATTTTTTAAAGGACTTCTTTTTTCAACTGATGGCAACGTTAAAATTATGGGATGCGATGGGCGAGAAGTTACCTTTGCAGTCACCGCTGGCCTGTTTCCATTTGCTGGCAGCAGACTTGGCACTGCCGCATCTACACCTGCTACGGTTGCGGTAATATTATACTAAGTTATGTTGGGCGCAGCCTGCGCGCGCAGGAATCAACTTTTGGAACGTTAAAAAGATTTTGACGGGCTAGCTTCTAAAGTTTACCAAGATCAATTTCAGAAGAAGTTTCCAACATTTTATTGGCGTAACAACTATTACCAACAGTATGATTTCACTCGGTTTAAAGTTAGCGGTATCAACGGGTTTAAAACCAATTAGTCCTGAAGCCACCTACATTGCAGCATTAACAGCCGCAGGTGCCTCCGTGACCACCCCACAGAGAGCAGCCATATCCACCTTCATGTCTGGCGAGATTGCAGCAGGACGTTGGGATGGGCATAAGCGTCTCTACTTCCCTGTGTGGGGTCTTGCGGCGGCAAATGCGATCTGCATGAAGAGCCTGACAACGGGGACTTTTGTAGGCTCTATTGACCACGGATCAGGATATGCTAAACCGAACGATTCTTCATCTGGAATGCGAGCCAACACCTCTCTTCCTGATATTGGAGTAACCAAAGAATCTTGGCACTTTACTGTTTTGGTGTATGAATTGGGTGGAGAGGGTTGCCTTTGGGGTAGAGATTTTAACACAGATTTTTCCGCATTCGCTGATTACCTGCATGGAGAGGAAGGGGCTGAATACACCAATGCTGTGTTCAGAGTTTCTAACAGAACTCATATCTCTAACGGTAACGTTCCTCGCCTTCTTAGTATTTTTGGAACGGCAAATACAGTTAGCATAAAAAACAGAAACAGTTATTCCGAGGCGAGCATATACTCTTCTAGCTTTGGAGGTTCAACTAATACAGTAGATTTTGTAGATAGCAATTTCAATGTTATGGCATCTGAATCCTTTGGCAACCTCGCGCTTGCTAGTCAATCATCAAAATATGGGTTATTCTCTTTTGGCAATACCATGTCAGACGCGCAAAATACCGCCTACACCCTCGCGCTTAAAAACCTCTGGGAAACAGTCACAGGTTTAACCCTTCCATAACCATGATCGGATACATCACAACACAAATACAGGCGGAAGAGATTAATGCCGCCATTGCAAAAGCGCAAACAGATCGTGGACTGCCCGTGTTTTGGCTGGTTGGTAGTATCCCTATTTATAGCGGCATACACGCAGGGCTGCACTTCATCCCATGTGACGACAGCCTACTCGCCACCCCACTGATTGGCAACCCACCTCAAACTCCAGTGGATTTTCCTGAGTTTCAGGTTATCGTAGAGACGCTTGGTGGACTTGAAGCTCGCATTGACCTTGGTGCTGCCGCATTTAAAAAGCTTGAAGAAAACAATTTATAAATAACATTTATGGCACGCCCTACTACACGACAAGGATTGGTCGACTATTGCTTGCGCGCCTTGGGTGCACCAGTAATTGAAATCAACATTGATGATGACCAAATTGAAGATCGCCTTGATGAGGCTATTCAATTTTATCAAGAGTACCACAATGATGGTGTGACAAGAGTATTCTATAAGCATGTCATTACACAAACAGACTTTAACAACAACTATTTTACGCTTCCTGACAGTTTGATTTGTGTGCTGCGCGTAATGAATATCAATCGCGGTGATGCGGCTGATATGTTTAGTGTTAAGTATCAGATGTATCTTAACGACCTTTATGGTTTGCGTCGTCCTGAGAGTATTATTAGTTATCAGATGACTAAGGAATACATGGGATTGCTTGAAATGATTCTTACAGGCTCTAGTCAGCAAATAACATTTGCACGGCATATGAATCGCCTAACAATTGATGATGATTGGAAAAACTCGCTAAAAGTTGGGCAATATATTGTTGTTGAAGCATATCAGACAATTGATCCTGATGCATATGGCGATGTATACAATGACATGGTATTAAAGCGTTATACCACGGCATTATTAAAAAGGCAGTGGGCTTCCAACCTGTTGAAATTTGAAGGTATGCAATTGCCAGGTGGTATAACATTAAATGGGCGTGCGTTATTTGATGATGCAAATGCTGAAATTCAAAAAATTGAAGAAGACTTTGAATCGCGCTACCAATTCCCGCCAGACTTTTACTGTGGTTAGTTGAATTCTTTATTGGTTAAGTTGCCGTATAAATAACTCAAATGGCTCGCAATGTCTATATTTCTCACGGCACTCGCAGTGAAAAGCATCTTTATGAAGACATCATAATTGAAGCCATGTCCATTTACGGGCATGACGTTTATTATATACCACGTAAGGTTGTTCAGCTTGATACATTACTCAATGAAGATATGCTTTCTCGTTTTGAGAGTGCATTTAAAATTGAGATGTATGTTGAGAGTGTTGATGGGTTTGAAGGTGACGGCAAACTAATGAATAAGTTTGGTTTTGAATTCCGAGACCAAGTTACTTTTGTTGTAGCCAATCGTCGCTGGAATCAATTGATTGGGCGTTATGGTGTTACGCAAGATGGTGTACGCCCACGTGAAGGCGATTTGATATATGTGCCGTTGACAAAAGGTCTTTTTGAGATTCGTTTTGTTGAAGATAAAAAACCGTTCTATCAAGCAGGCCAAGTTCCTACATTTAAATTGACATGTGAGAATTTTGAATATGCAAATCAAAATATTGATACTGGTGTTGACGAAGTTGATGCAATACAATATCATTCTGCTCAAGCACAAAGTGTTCGCACCACAAGCGTAGCTGGACAGACATTTACACTTGGTGAAAAGTTAACCATAAGTTTAACTGGCACGGCAATTACTGGCACAACTGAATTCCTTGGATATTACAAAGACAGTGCAAATGTTGTCAGAACAAAAATTGGTATACCAAGTTGGAATGATGACGATTATCACATCATAAAGGTTAGTGATACACTCACTGGTGTTGATGATGGTTATGTTGTTACAATTCAACAGGTATATGCAATGAGCAGTACCGATAAAAACTCATTTGAAAATGACCTTAACGCCCAAAACGATATTTTTGAAACCAAAGGCAATTCATATATTGACTTTAGCAAAATGAATCCATTTGGTGAACCTGATCAATAACACTTATGCTGGACAATTCATACTATTATCACGGAACAATAAAAAAGATTGTTGCGGTATTTGGCACGTTGTTTAACAACATTCATACCGGTAAAATCATTGACAACAAGTTGACAGCAGTTACACGTGTACCATTAGCATATGGACCAAAAGAACATTGGGTTGCACGTATTGGTCAAAATACAGTTGACCAAAAAGAAACTGAAATTGCCGTAAAAGTTCCTCGTATGAGCTTTGAAATAACAAGCATTGCATATGATACTTCAATCAAATTAAATCGGCTTAATCAAGAAATCATTAGCACTGTGGATGGTGTAAGAACCTATTATTGGCAGACCGTACCATATACAATTGGTATGCAGCTAAGTATATATGCGCGCAATCAAGACGATGCATTGCAAATTTTTGAGCAAATTATTCCAACATTTACACCAGAATATTGCGTAACCGTTGTTGATCTTGCTGTACCCGGAACAAGTAGCACGGTGCCAATTACATTGGTTGGTACAACCTTTTCTGATGATTACGAAGGAGACTATCAATCAAGTCGCCGAACATTAATCTATACTCTTGACTTTAACATAAAAGTTGAATTTGCAGGTCAGACAAATTCAAATGGTGTTATTAAGGATATTGACATTAACTTTAGGGATACCACATTGTATAATGCAGGCGCACTAGTTCTTGACAAAGTAAATGTTAAACTTGGAGATATGGAAAACGATACACCAGATGACTTTACGGTGGTAACAACATTTGGATTTTAACCAATTATAGCTTTATATCATGAGTCTTAAACAACCAAAGACGCGACAGGACATACTTGATTCGCTGCAGACAAATTTACCAAGTACGCAACTGCCTACTACCATAGACTCAACGGCTGTTGCGACAGTCAAAAGTTTGTTGCCAACAAGTGATGATATAGGTGCAGATGTTGAAGAAGACTATCGGTTTGCGCGCCAGCATATAAAGAAACTTATTGATACAAGTGATGAAGCTATTGCAACAATGCATGCGCTAGCTGCGGATGCCGAACACCCTCGGGCTTTTGAAGTGCTGTCTGCAATGATTAAGAGCGCAGCGGATATGAATAGTCAGCTGCTAACATTGCAGCGTGACCGTAAGAAACTTGTTATTGAACCAGCTGCACCAAAAAGTGCCAGTATTGGTTCTAATACTACAAACAACAGTATTTTTGTTGGAACAACCACTGAACTGCAAAAGTTCCTTAAATGCCAAAGCGAAACAGTTATTGACGTTTCGCCATCCGATATATAATCTAGTTG